CGCCTGGTCGGGGTACATCTGCCTCGGCGGCGGTGCATACACGGCCGGTTCGATGTACTCCGTCATCCGGTGCGACGGCTTGCCTAGCTTGGTCTGGCCTCGGGGGTCAGGGTGCGGCCAGCGTTGGCAGGCCTCCTTCTGCACCTTGCGCTCTGGCGTAATGGTCACCCCGTGGGGGTGGCCGATCGGTATGAGGAACGGTGTACCGCTCGCCCCAAGTCCGACCCATGTGACTGCGTTCTCCCGGACACGGAGACTGGTGGTCTCCACGTCGATGACGAACTCAGGCTGTCGCTCCAAGTGAGCGACAGCCTCCTTCAACTCCTTGGGATCGAGGATGACGTGAGGCGAGCGGTGCACGCTCACGTTCTAGTCGTCGTACTCGGCGGCCAGTTCCTCGGCCAACTCCCGGATGTCCTTCGGCAGCGGGATCTCCACGATCTCCGGGGTGTACTTGGTCAGGGCATCCAACTCGTACTGCTCGGGCGGCTCGATGTCGTAGTCGTCACGCAGCGCCGTGCGGCTGACCGAGGACACGTTGTGCTGCACCGTGCCCTTCTTGCCGGTCTTGCTGACCAGGAAGTAGCCCCTGGAGAGCGGGCCGATCTTGGGGTCGTTGGCATAGCCCTTGAGCACGTTGTAGAGCCGGGGACCAACGTCCCAGGACTTGATCAGGACCTGGCCGTCGTCACCGATGAGGGCCACGTTGAAGGCCGCCACCGCCTGGGCACGGTCACCGATCTCGCAGAGCGGGCAGTTCTTGCCCACGGTCTGGAGGCAGGTGTAGGCCCTCGTCGTCTTGCCGTCCTTGGTGGTGCGGTCCACCCAGTGGCGCCGGAAGTTGGCGTAGCTGGTGTCTTCCAGGAACTTGATGACGACAGCCTTCTCTTCCAGCTTCAACGACTGGGCGAAGCTGGACGTGGAGTCCATCTGCCGCTGGGCATCGGTCCAGCCGCCACGGATCTGGTCGGCACCGGAGGACGGAGCCTTGGCTCCCGTCTTCTTCGGGGTGGGAGGCTCATCACCGTCGTCGTCTTCGGCGGGGGCGGCATCACGCAGACGCTGGCGGGCCTTCTTCACACCGGGGTCATCCTCGACGCTGCGACGGGCGGGCACCTCCCCATCGTCATCGGAGTCATCCCGAGGGATGCGTCGGACAGGGCGCTTCGATGGAGCGGCCATTATGTTACCTCGCAGTGTGCAGTGTGCAGTGTGTTACTAAGTTGTGAGACCTGCAAACAGTAAGCCGACCTCACGTGCAAAGGCTGGCGTCGGGGGGTGCTTCTCACCGTGACGGTCAGGGAAGATCACCCGATGCTCCTTGGCGATGCGGACGATACCTTCCACCTGCTCACGTGTCCAGAGACGCTTGCCCTTGTTGGAGCGCCCCCCTGCGACGGGGGCCTTGGTCCGTGGCGATCGATAGGGAGTGCGTGCAAGCAGGCCCTGCGCCTCCCAGGCACGTATCGACTGCACGCTGTAGTCGAGGGCCTTGGCCAGGTGAGAGATGGTGAAGAACTCCCGCTTCTCACCGTCCACCAGGTAATACGCAGGTTTGGCGTCCCAATCGTTGGTATCAGACGCTTCCTGTCCCTTGGTCTTGGAAGTTCCGTCCCGGTTCACCGGCTTCTTGCGGCCGGGGTAGTCCAGGTCGGAGAACCCAGCGAGGGGGTCACCAAGATCAGCCGCCATTGATCACACTCTCCAGGAACTCGGCGGTGTGGCGATGCCACTCCAGCAGGGCACCCACCTTGTCATGAGGGATGCTGCTCGGCCAAAGGGACAGGGCCGCTGCACGAGTGATCTCTTCGGCGGTGAGCACCGAACGTGTGATACGGGGCTTTGGTGAGGCCGTCGCAACTTCCATCCGGTTCTTGCTGCCCGGTGGGCGACCACGCCTGCCAGTCCGCTGGTACTGGTTGTGCACCACCCGCATGTGCTTGTTGACGCTGGACGGGCTGAGGCTCCTGTCGCACAGAGTGCACTTGATTCGCTGAGCGCTGGCGCCGTAGTCGAGACCGTGGGTGGCCTTGAGATGCCGAGCCATGCCGGGGCCAGGGAAGTAGCGCTCGCCGCACTCCGAGCAAGGGGCCTTGCCGTCGTTCGGCTCATCCTCGCCCGGTGGTAAGTCACTCAACGGGAGGGTGTCGGTGACGATGGTCTCATTCATCGTCATCCTGCGACCTTCCTCTTGCCGCCAGGCTTCGCTTCCTTGGCACGGAGGGACATCAAGAGGACACGGAAGTCGGAGCGGGTCAGAGCCTGCTCGCCCTTCTTGCGGTCGTAGTTCTCCGGTTTGGTGTAGTGCCGAGCAAGCAGGTCGCCCCAGGTGTTCACCGTGTCACGGCGCTCCGTACCGCAGCGCTCGCAGCGCAGGGTCAGGGGCGTGCCGAACTGCGGTGTCCAGTTGGAGTCGTAGTCGAACCAGGAGTGACCGATGGTGCGACACCTGATGTAGGCACGTCGTTCCCCGAGCCAGAGTCCGGTGTCGAACTCCAGAGCTTCGTGGGATACTTCGAGGCTCACAGGCCGATGCGCCCTGAGGACGCAAACAGCAGGCGATCCTCGACATGATCCTCGGGCAGGCCGAGAGCACGGAGGATGGCCTTGGCAGTGTCATCGGAATCGACGTAGGCCGTATGGCCAAGCTCGATCCAGTCCACCGCCTGTGACACCTCATCAGCCGTGAACATCATCGGCCAGTCGTCATCCATCACCACCGCCAGAGACGGGGTGATCCACTTGAACTGCATGTTGTGTTATTCCTCGATGTGGATTGCACGAAGCTGTCTCCCGTTGAGGAGGTCAGCGGTTGCTCGGTGATGCCCAGAGATGATCTGATTCCGGCCCTGGGTATCGGTGTACACCACGGGGAAACGGTTCCCCGGTTGGTCCATGTTCCTAAACGTCTGGCCTGTCTTGCGATAGGTGTCGCCCATGTAGTAGCTGGTCCCCTCCTGCGTCACCCATGGCTGGGAGGCGTGGAGGTTGCGTGGGTCCAGGTCTCGCATGTGCTCGGAGGGGTTGCGTAATGCAGCGTCCACCCGACCCTGGTCGTACCCACGTGGGTTGTCCTTGGTCCTACCGGCTGACGGCCACGGAGCCATGGTCTTCGGCGCACCCTTGAACAGAGCGTGCGTATCTCCGGCGCCGTACAGACGGTGTGCAAGCTCCCAACGAGATCCCTGAACCTCATCATCCGACTTGGGATAGGGAGAGCGCTGTGGACCTTGCACACCGCCAGTGTAGTTGCTAGCAGGAGGGAATCAAGTAGTGGACTGCGCCTTGATCTTGCCGGTCTGCGGGTCGATCTCGTTGCCGTCGTTGTCGTAGACCTTGCCCATGGCATTGACGTGCATGCCCCGCATGCCGCCCATGGTCTGAGCGGCACCGCTGCGGTAGGCCGTGGTGTTGGCCGAGAGCACCGAGTAGGTGCTGTCGTGAGTGGCGGCGTTGTTGGCGACGGTCGAGACCGTGTTCTGGATGCCGAGAGCGTCGCCCTGCTTGAAGGTGTCGAGGCCCATGCCGAGGAAGATGAACTGCCAGGCGTAGGTGTCGGTCTGCTCCTTGATCAAGTCCCGCACACCCTCCCAGGTGAACTCCCGGCTGGCGTTCTCCAAGCCGTCCGTCTGGATGACGAAGATCACCTTGGCGGGACGATCGGCCTCGGGCATGGCGTCGAGGCGCTTGCCGGTCTGGATGATGGTCCAGCCGATGGCGTCGAGCAGCGGCGTCATCCCCCTGGGGTCGAGCATGTACTCGGAGGCGTCCTGGATGGCGCCGTCGTAGACCACCCGGTGCGGCGCCTCGGTGTCGAAGTCGATGAAGAACAAGGTGCACTCGCCGGGCTGGTTCTTCTGGTCCACGATGAAGTGGTTGATGGCGTTCTCGGCTTCCTTGGCGACGGAAGCCATGGACCCCGAGCGGTCCATGACGATGCTGATGTGGGTGAGTGTGTCCTTCATGGTTCTCCTGTGATGTCTTCCTGATAGTGAGATATCAGAGCTTCTGCTTCTCCCAGCGGTCGAGGTGATCCTCGACGGCTCGCTCGATGAGCAGACTGGCCGAGACGGCTCGACGGCGGGCTTCGGCGTAGATGCGCTCCCGAAGCTGGGTGCGCAGGCGGAACTGGATCTGGGCGTAGTCGGCCTTGATGCCTCCCGGTGAGTCGCTGCTGCGGTAGCTGGACTGGTGGTTGGCGGCCCTCACGCTTCACCCTCCACCAGGTAGAAGGCGAAGGTCTCGGACTCGTCGTAGAGGGCTTTGAGTTCCTCGTCGCTGATCTCGCCAGAGAAGTTGGCGGCGAGCACTGCGTCTTCGTTGAGCACCACCACGACCTCGGTGCACTGGCTCACCAGATCCCGCTGTTTGAGCAGGGCCAGGGTGCGCTCTTCGTTGAGGGACTGGCTGCCCCGGCGCTTGCGCTCGATGCCGGTGATCGTCTTGGCCTTGGGCTTACCGTCCTTGTAGGACGTGAAGGGCATCGGCGTCTCCAGGTCCAGTTGCCGGTGCCCACCTTCCAGCAACTCCCCGTTGTCGGCCAGCGTCTCCATCAACGTCTTCTTGAGGGCGTCCTCGATGTGGGCTGACTTCTCCCGCATGGACCGGTTGAGCAGGTACTCCTGCACGGTGGGATCGATATCGACCCTCGTCTTGCGCTTGATGGTTCGCTTGGCGGGCATGCAGCACACTCTAGCACACGTCCCCACATCTGCCTGCTACAGTAGGCCCGCTCGCTCAGCAGTGGTCCTCTGATGCACACTGCCATGGTCGCTGCGAAGCGGGCTAGAACTCACCCAGGCGCAGGGAAAGGTCACTTATCCCCGCACTAAGGCGAACAGGCCCGGAACCTCTCGGGGGACCGGAACCACTCGACCGAATGACCGGCTGTGGCCAGGCGGTCAGCCTGGGTGGGTTCTCCGAAACCCCCTTGTGTTCCTAGCAACGACTCGGTACCTTTGACTGAGAGCCGCACGGTTGGGTGGAGGGGCTTCGGCCCCTGCGGGTTCGACTCCCGAGGCTCTTCTCAGGACGACGACAGAAGGACACCCCCACCACATGGCATTCCACTCGCCATATCTCACAAACAGTTTGCGGTCTGCGGACCGTTGACTTCTCGGCCGGTCGATCGGGCGATGCCCTGGCGCTAGCCGGGCTACCCCTATCCGACCGACCTACCAAGGCCCCTGGCTGGTGAGTTAGCCTCCCCACCAACGTGGTCGTAGTGGCATCGCCTACCCAGGGGACCCTCTCAGTGTCCTACACTGGCAGCCGCCTCACAAGGGCGTGTTGAGTCCGTAGAAGGCCTCCCTTCGGGGGGGCCTTCTGCGTTACTGTGAGCCGATGCTTGCAGCACTCTTGGCAGACGGTCTCTACATCGGTGGCGGCGTCCTCGTCCTCATCCTCATCATTCTGCTGGTCCTGATCCTGCTGCGCCGGGCCTAGCTGTCGAGGAACTCACGCAGCGACTGCAAGTCGAGTGTGATACGCCCTGACTTGGAGTCGAACTCACCGTCAAGGAAGGCCTTGGCCACCTTGCGCTTCTGCTGGAGCATGCGGAACATGCGCTCCTCGATGGTGTTCAGGCCGTACATGTAACCGATGTTGATCTGGTCGAAGGCCGAGTTGGTGCGATCGATGCGGCTGATGCGCTGAGCCAGAGCACCAGCCGACCACGGCAGGTCGTAGCAGATCAGGTGTGAACCCTGGTTGAGGTCCACACCGTAGGCCCCGGCATCGGAGGACAGGAACATGCGCAGGCCGGGGTCGGTGTTGAACCTGACGATGCGGTCGTCACGGTCCTTGCCTGCCACGTCCCCGGTGATGGTGACGTAGGGGACCTTGAGCTTGCGCAACTCCTGACCGATCATGC